AGAATAAATTAAATGAGTTTAAAATTGACGCAAAAACTTTCGTGAAGTATCAACTCATTTCGAAAATAAAATATGTAGTCCATAGTCACTATAACTCAAAATGTAATCCAAGTGACCAAGACAAAAAATCTTGTAGAGCAATTGGTATTCCCTACATGATAGTATCATACCCAGAGAAGGAGGTTTGTATTTATGGTGAAAGTTAAGTTAATGGGAGAATTAGGAGAAAAATTTGGAACAGACTGGGTATCTGCGGATGATAACATGCGTGATATTCTTAAACTTATCGAAGCACAGTGTGATGGTTTTGCAGAATATCTAAAAGATTTATTAGAACAAGATAATGTAGGACTAGAGATAATTCATGGAGATAAACTTCTTGTAGAAACAGAAGATGATATAGCAGATATGTTTCTTCCTGTAATAAAAGATACAGTATATATTACTCCAGTTCCTTGTGGTGCAGGAATCGGAGATATATTCAAAGTAATCATTGGTATAGCTTTAATTATATTCGCACCTCAAATTTTAGGATTTTTAACAAGTACTTCAGGTTATACTTGGGCGTTAGCTATAGAAACAGGTGCAGGACTCACAGCAATGCTTGCTATAGCCTCTATCGGAGGACTATTAGCCCTGAAAGGACTAACAGATTATTTAACACCACAGACACCTGGAAACTCCCCTGAAAGTTACTTATTTGGTAATTCACAAGAAAATGTAAAAATGGGTAGTCCAGTTCCTTTACTTTATGGAGAGCTAATAGTACCTGGAGTAACTATAAATTATGGACTAAAAGACACAAAGGTTAATGGAAGAATTGGTGGATACTATTACGGTGGTACTAGTGGTGGTGGAGCAACAGGCGGCGGCGGTGGCGGCGGCGGTGGCGGTGGTGGCACACGCCGAGCAATTCAACGAAGGTAAAATTATGGCAAGTAAAGCAGCAGGTAATCCAACAGGAGTAGCAAGAAGTAGACGTAGAAGTCCTAATCAGGAACAATCAGTTGTCGTCTACGATTTAATATCAGAAGGTCCTATATATGGACTTATAGATGGAGCTTCTTCTATTTATCTTGATACAACACAAGTTTTAAATAATACTTATAAACAGTCTCACAATCCAAAACAAAGCTTTGATGTAAGCTACGATGCTTCTACTAATACTGTAACAGATAATACTGGTTCCTCTATGTTCGGGGGTTACGATGCTGTACATGGAGAGTATAGAATAAGACTAGAAGGAGCCAAAAAACAAATAACAGGCATTTCTATAACAGCAGGGAGTACAACTATAACTTCTTCAGGAGGATTTGCTTCAGATGATGTAGCTAAACGTCCTGCTTCACAACAATTTCTAAGAATAGAACAAGGAGGATTAGAAAAATCAACTCTTGTCTGTAAAATAACTAAATTTGTAAGTGCTACAGAAGTAGTAATTGATGTAGTACCTGATATTACGGCAACAGGACTAATTGGGTCTATAGATTTAAACGGAAAAGTTTTAAGCAAAACCAATGCAAATACAGTAGTTATTACAGATATCACTACAGATAGAACACTAGCAAATACAGCATGTTATCTAGCTAGTCCAACAAACTTTACATACCAAGCTAATGGCGAATATAATTTTAATAATGTTATGTATTCTTTTAGAACAGGAGAAAGACATCAAGGATTCTTATCAACTCCTGCAGATATAGGAAGCGCGTCAGTTATTTCAAATTTAGCAAAACCTCTTTCGACAACAGACATGAGCTACATGGGACTAAGTAATAGCTTTAGTACCTATGGTTATGGAGTGGACGGAGATGAAACTGGCACTTGGAGTGGAGCAAACATAGTAATTACCTCTACTCAGATGAATATAAGTACTCAAAAAACAGCAGTAGATAGATTAAAAATTACTTTCCAATATGACCAAATGGTAGCCATAAAAGCCAAAAATGGAAAAGAGTGGGCTAGTCAAACGGAACATAGAATATTTTTAAGATACAAACAACCAGGAGATGGTCAGTTTACAGAAGAAATCGTTTATGGGCCAACTGATTCCCAAATACTTGCAAGACCTACAGGCCAAAGAGTACATGCCTGGAAACATTACTCTACAGGAACAGTTCAAGCGAAATGTAAAAACCCATTTGTAGAAGTCTTTGATATAGACTTAGAGCCTTATCAACCTCTCGAAGATTTTGAAATAAAAGTACAAACAATAACTCCACTAAATAGAAGGCATGGTGGAGTCATGCACTATAATAGCGGTAGAATACAATCAGTAGAATCGGTTATAAATGATAAATTAAACTATCCATTAGCAGCTTATGCTAGTATGATGTTTAATGCTGCTGACTTTGGTAATGTACCCGATAGAGGCTATCATGCAAGAGGAATGTTAATTAAAGTTCCTACTAATTATAATCCTGGACACGAAACCTATGAAGGTTCGCCTCCTACTTATACTAGAAATATTACTACAGGTGCAGTAGGCTCCGATTATGTAGCATGGGACGGTAACTTTAGAGGGGATACAGATGTTTTTGACTTTACTCACCCTAATCATGCCAAAGTTTATTGTAACAATCCAGCCTGGGTAATCTATGACATAATTACTAATAATAGATATGGATGTGGAGAATATATAGATACTACAGATATTGATAAGTATTCTTTATTTAAAATAGCAAGATACTGTGACGAACTTGTACCAGACGGAAAAGGCGGAACAGAACCTAGATTTACAGCAAATGTGTGGTTTACAGAACAAGCACAAGCTATGAAAGTTATACAAGACATGTTATCCATATTTAGAGGTATGATGACATGGTCTAATGGTCAAATAATATTTGAGCAAAATAGAGAGAAAAATCCGATTGCAGCATTTAATAAGTCAAATGTTATAAATGGTAAATTTAGTTATCAATCAACAAGAAATAGATTTAGATATAATCAAGTAAATGTAACTTGGAACGACCCTGATTCTTTTTATAAGAAAACAGTAGAGATAGTCGAAGACTATGATAATATAGTTGAAACTAGAAAAATTAAAAAGAAAGATGTAGTAGCATTTGGATGTACCAGTAAAGCACAAGCAGTTAGGTATGGTAAATGGCATTTATTTACTGACCAACTGGAAACTGATGTAGTTAGTTTTGCTACTGGAATAGAAGGTTCATTATTAAATAGTGGAGATGTTATAACTGTAGCAGATGCAGATAGAAATAATGTAAGATTTGGAGGAAGAACACAATCGGGCTCTTCTTCTACAGTAATAAATGTAGATTCAGCTGTAGATTTATCAAATACTTCAACATATTTTATGGAAGTAATGTTTCCTGAAGGAGGCGCATATTTACAGCAACAAACAGCAACAATAAGAGGACAAGTAAGAAAACAAGGAGACTTCATACAATATGCAGACAATCCTGCGGGAGCAAATACTGCAATTACTTCTGAAGAAATAATGGTCAACGCTGTAGATGACGCTGGAAATGCATTAGATTTATACTGGTCAGGAGATATAAGAGTAGAAAGACAAGAAGTCTCAAGTTATAACTCAAGTAGTGTAACTGTAGCAAGTGCATTTACAAGTGCACCTGCAACGCACAGTATGTGGGCAGTTATAGAAATAGATTCAGATGGACAAATAGTACATGGTTCAGCAAAAGAATATATTATACAAAATATAAAAGAAGACTCTGATGAACCTATATTTACAATATCAGCAGTAGAATTTAATAGAGATAAGTTCGCTTTAGTAGACAGAGGGTACGTTATAGATGAAATACCTGATGTAGCAAGAATGCCTAGATACACAGAAGAGGTTCCTTTCCCTACTGATGTTGCTATAAAAATGGTACCAAGTCAACAAGAATCAGTTGATAGTTCTACAGAAGCACCTGAGTCTTCTTCATTAGCGTTATCAATAACTTGGGGACACCCAAGCACAAATAGAACAGATAAAGATGGAAATGCGATAGAGAATAAATATGAGTTTATAGACTCTTACGAAGTAAAACATAATTTCGGGGATACAGGAAAATATATAACAGAGATAGTGCCTTCAACAGAAACTTCTCTTCTTATAAATAATCCTGCCCAAAAAACAGGGGAAGTACTGGTAAGACTTACAAATACTTCTGGTCACTTTTCAAAATGGGTGAGACGAGAAGTTGATACGTCCATACTAGCACAATCTGTGCCAGTAAGTACTACTTCAAAGATTGGTCTAATTTCCAGAGGAGGCACACTACCTGGTGGAATAAGTATCAATTCTACTTCTGGACTAGTAAGTACTACCAGTACAACCTATGATTTTACAAACACATTAGGAGATGTAGTTCAAGTAAGCTCGGGAACTACAGACCAAACAGAGGCGGATTTTGCAAGTTTAGCAGATGGCGGAGAAGCATTTTTAGTTCATGACTTTAGTGATACAGCCGACCCTTTTAAAGCAATAGAGGTAAAAACAGACACAGCTGCAAAAAGTCCAAATGTAGGAACAGATACTAACGGTAATAATATTGATGTATTTTACAATTTTGAATATGTAGCAGAATTAGGTGCAACCAATAATGGAATCACACAAAAATCAGGAACTATAAGTGTAAGTCAATATAAAACAGAAGTCACAGGAAGTAGCACAAGTTTTACTACTGAATTTGCAGTAGGAGACAGAATTATAATAGATGCAGCAGGAAGTACTAGATTTTTTGCATCGGTGTCCTATATAGAAAGCGACACAAAATTATTTATAGACCAATCAGTGCATAGAGCATATAGTGGTGTGAATGTATTTAAACCAACGTTTGTACCTGCTATTCAAGACAGTGTATTAGCAACTATTACTAGAAGTGGTAGTACTTATAGCATGATAACTCATATAGTACAAGACGGAGAAACAGGTGCACAAGGCTCACAAGGAACACAAGGCTCGCAAGGAACGCAGGGAACACAGGGAGAAACAGGAGCCACAGGTGCACAAGGTGTTCAAGGTGCCACAGGTGCCCAAGGAGTACAAGGTAATGTAGGTGCTTTAGGTCCACAAGGTGCTACAGGTGCTCAAGGCGCAACAGGAGTACAAGGTAATGTAGGTGCCGCAGGCGCACAAGGTGCTCAAGGTGCTACAGGTGCTCAAGGAGTACAAGGTAATGTAGGTGACGAAGGACCTCAAGGTGCCCAAGGTGCTGCAGGTGCTCAAGGTGCAACTGGACCTCAAGGTAATACAGGTGCTCAAGGTGCTACAGGTGCCCAAGGTGCTACAGGTGCACAAGGAGCTACAGGTGCGCAAGGTGCTACAGGCGCACAAGGTATACAAGGTAATGTAGGTAATCCAGGTGCTCAAGGTGCTACAGGTGCTCAAGGAGTACAAGGACAAACAGGAGCTCAAGGGGTTACTGGCCCACAAGGTGGTGTAGGTTTACAAGGAGCAGTAGGTACTACTGGAGAGACAGTATTCCCATACTACTCAAATGCTGATACTGATGTATTAGATTCTACTCCTTCAAATCAGACAGCATGGTCATCATCAACATCATATGACAATGGTGACTTAGCGTACTATAACAGTAAACATTGGGTTTGGTCAGGTTCTGACAACTCATCCAATGATACACCAGGAAGTACTGATAGTGAGTGGGTAGAAATTGTAGCATATAATAATCTTACTCCAAAAGGAAAACAATCAGCATCAGCAACTTTTTCAACTGTTGGTGGTTATACAATTTATGGTGTAGCAACAGGAGTTCCAGGTGGTGTTACAAATATTAACTGGCAGATATATGCACAGGAACAATCTTCTAGTGATATAGATGCTTCAAGTTTCGCACCTTTTACAGCATTTAAAACTATCGGTGCACAAGGACCAATAGGAGAACAAGGCGCTCAAGGTCCACAAGGACAACAAGGTAATCCAGGTGCGCAAGGACCTCAAGGTGTTACAGGTGCTCAGGGAGCTGCAGGTGCACAAGGTGTTACAGGTGCTCAAGGAAACGCAGGTGCTCAAGGTAATATAGGTCCTCAAGGTGCTACAGGTGGTCAAGGTGCTACAGGTGCACAAGGTAACACAGGTGCCCAAGGTAATACAGGTGCTCAAGGAGCTACAGGTGCTCAAGGTGCTACAGGTGCTCAAGGTGCTGTAGGTGCTCAAGGTAATACGGGTGCTCAAGGTGCTACAGGTGCTCAAGGTGCAACAGGACCACAAGGTGCTCAAGGTGCTCAAGGTGCTCAAGGACAAACAGGTGCTCAAGGAAATGTAGGTGCTCAAGGTGCTACAGGATTCCAAGGAGCTCAAGGACAAGTAGGTGCTCAGGGTAATATAGGTAACCAAGGCGCTACAGGTGCTCAGGGAGCAACCGGACCGCAAGGAGGCACTGGTGCTCAAGGTCCTACAGGAGCACAAGGCTCTACAGGTGCTACAGGTTCAGCAGGAGTTACTATAGCATTTTACACTAGTGGAGCGGCTGATTCTATACCAAATGATACGACTAAATTATCTACAATTACTTCTATAAAATCACCAGCAGTATCAGGAGATATCTTCTGGCACATTCCGTCAGATAGAGTGTGGCAATACAGTGGTAGTGGTACTTCATTTACAGAATTTACAAGTAGAATAGTGTCAAGTGGTAATATAGTCTTTGACGGCCCGAATAGTAGAATTATTGTTTCAGATTA